GATTCTAATTTTCCGTTTTCTTTATTCGCATAAATTGTACCATAAAACTTGTGAACAATTCTACACTCAGACTCCCCAAAATCGAACCCTGTCGCTTCTTCGGCGGCGGGGTTCTTTTCTACCCGGAAAGTCTTGGTTTTACAAGAGGTTAGGTTATATGCGGTAGTGATTTTATACCCGTCAGGTTCGTCCCACACTGTAACGGAGTTGACGAGCAAATCAATGAGCCGCCTGCGGAAGTCTTCGTCTTCGATGTTTCCGTATTTGAACTGACTCAACCAGAATACGATTTGGTCACGGTCAATTCGGTAGACGAATTTTTCCTCAGCTTTGATTTCTTTGTTGAGGGTTTTCTTTTCGTGTTCGAGCTGGACAAGCCGGTTCATCAATGTCTCGGAAGCAATACCCTTTTCGATGGCGGCAGTGATATTTGTGATTGACTTTTCGACCTCCGATAACTGAGCGGTCAACTGCGGAATGTGCGTGTCGTTTATTAAATCCTGTTCACTCTGTCGGATTGCCATGTCTGCGATTTCATCAATGAGCTGATCGGTCAAAAGGTTGAGAGCGTCACGGGCTACTATCCCTTCGATGTAATCTTTTTTCAAAGGCCGCTTATCACACCCAAGTTTCCTCTTTTTCGTGTAGCAGGAATAGTAGTGGTAGACCTTGCCGTGCCTACCGGCTCCGCTTTCACCGTTCATAGAAGCCCCACAATGACCGCAGAACAGCTTTCCAGACAAGAGGTAATCTACCTTAGCCTTGCCCCTTGCTGGGGCTGTGGCGGTCTTAGAAAGCCGCCGCTGTACCATTTCAAACAGCTCCTTGTCAATGATGGCTGGAATACCATTTTCGATGACAATATCCTTGTAGGTATAAGTGCCGATGTAACGAGTGTTACGGAACATGGCCTTAAAGCTGCTGCGGTTGAACTCCGTGTTTTTGGCAGTCTTATATCCGGCAGAGTTAAACTTTCGGCAAATGTCAGCTACGCTTTCGCCGTTGGCGTAAAGAGAGAACGCTTCTTGAACGATGTGGGCGGTGTCAGGGTCAACGACCAGTTTGTGATTTTCCACCTTGTACCCAAGGGGAATATGACCGCCTACACTGTGGCACTTCAAGGCAGACTCACGCATACCTCTCGTGACCTTCTGTGACAGCTCGGCAGAGAAAAATTCAGCCATACCTTCTAACACAGACTCCAAGATGATACTCTCAGGGCTGTCGGTAAGGTGTTCTGTGGCGGAGAGGACTTTCACGCCGTTCTTCCGCAGACGCATTTTCATAATTGCGCTATCGTTGCGGTTACGAGCAAAACGGTCGAGCTTCCAGACGATGACATATTCCCAATTCTGCTTTGCGCTATCCGCAACCATTTCCATGAGGTGAACCCGCTTTTCCACATCTTTGCGAGCGGTCGTTGCTCGGTCAACATAGATGGCTACAATGCGGTAGTGGTTTGCTTTACAGAAGGTGCGGCAGTCACGAAGCTGCCCTTCGATAGACTGGTCACTCTGGCCTGTGGAGCTATACCGAAGATAAAGAGCAACATCTTGATCGCCGTTGTAGAGCGTATATGGGTCTTCTTGAAATTGAGAGATTTCTTCCTCTGTCAGACAGGAGAGGTCGATTGGAAATTTTTTCATGCAAATCTCCTTTTTAACTCCATGACTCTACCGACAAAGCGCAATCGTCCAATTTCAACACCGCCAAAAACACGGGGAGGATAGTGTGGGTTAAAAGAGCGAAGGGTCACAGTATCTTCATCAATGCTGATTTTCTTAACAAATCCTTCTTCGTCATCAACAATGACAACCATAAGAGTATCTGTTTCAGGAGGTGTGTCTTTTTTAACCAGCACTAAATCGTGATCGTCTAAGACTGGCGACATACTATCCCCGTCCACTTGTAACCAGAAACAATCGTCACAGTCATATTCGGGGTCAACTTGTTCATACCCCAATGCTTCTTGCTGAGCGATGACACCTTTTCCTGCGGACGCATGACCAAAAATAGGTCGCTTGCAATTCTTTTCATAAGGTTCGGTGGTCAAACCAACAGAGGACAAGTGAAAGAGAGGGTCGTCAGTTTCACCTTTCAAATACTCAGCCGTTGTTCCAAGATTGATAGCGAGAGTTTTCAAGTCTTCATTTGAAATCATGCGGTCAGGCTTTTTATCTACATCATTCAAATAATATTTGGGGCGGTTGATAAGTTTGCAAATATAGGTGACGCTTTTCCCTTGTTGTTTAGCTAAATCTCTAATACGACTTGTGTTCATAAATACCTCCTTCAAAAAATATCCTACTTCTTTAGGATTTACTATTGACAATCCTACAAAGGTAGGATATACTATGGATTGTGAACAAGAGATTTTGACAACAAAAACCCGACCCCCGAAAGGTTTTCTTTTTTCGGCGGTTGTTGTGGTCAATGGTTTAATTGTTTGGCAAGTAAATTGTACCATTACGCCCACTGGTTGTCAATAAATATTGTTCTCAATTCAAAGAAAGGAGAGGTTTTGTGAAAGAGCGTGAGAAAATTCGCTATCGCCTGAGCATCAATCACCTGTCGTTTGCATGGCTGATTGATATGCTCCGAAAGCGGGGGATTGAAACGAACGGCCCTGTCCTGAGTGCAATTCTCGCAGGGACTCGTAACGGCCCTTCTGTGGACAAGATCATCGCTGAGTCTATCGACATTCTGGACTGGTACGAGCGGCAGATTGGCGGTGTGTCATGAGCGACAGTGCATTTGCCCCGGAAGTGCGAGGACAGGCCAAAGCGTTCAGCTCACTCCTTGCTCGATCTGTCCGAGAGTTTTTCAAGGACGAAACGAACCGCAAGCAGTTCGAGAGCTGGTACGAGCAGAAGTACGGAACACCGTATCAATGGAAACCTATGGTTTGGAGGAACAGATAATGAAAAAGGTATTTGGTGTGTTGGCATTTCTTTCGTTTTTCTACCTGTTGGGTGTAGTTGGTGCGGTGGAGCAAGACACGATGGCTCTCGGCGCAGGCATGGTTCGTATGGGTATCGGCCTTGGCTGCTTCTGGTTGTTCTGTGAGCTGTCTGGTGCGTTTTATCCCGCCCCGCCGAGAAAAAGAAAGAGCCGCTGACGGAACTGGTACTTCCATCAACGGCAAGCGTAAAAGCTCAATCTGATTATATCAGAACCTATCATTTTGTAAAGGAGAACTTTATGAATAGCACGATTGCGAAACTCGCAGACGAGTTCGAGAAGATGGAGAAAACCATCGCTTCTCAGAAGAAGATGATCGAAACCCTTATGCCTACGGGCTATGTGGATACCGATACCGTCAAACTTCACCTTAATTCTGTGTATGGTGTCATGTTCGGCGGTCGCCCCTCCCTGAAGCGCTATAAGCTGGAAGACTGTTCTTGGGACGAGATCAATATGTATTCTTCCATCGGCCTTGCTGACAAGGTGTTCGAGGTCGGTGACACAAAGAAATTCCGTCTGGCTGATGGCTCTTACCTGACTGCCCGTATCATCGGGTTCAACCATGACTACGCTGAGGACGGCAGTCTGACCCACATCACCTTTGAAACCGTTGAAACCCTTGACGGTGACATTCCCATGAATGAGAAGTCTACCAACGAGGGCGGCTGGGACGCTTCCTACCTCCGTGCCAAGCTCAACGGCAACTTCTTCGAGAAGCAGCTTCCTGCTGATCTGAAAGCGGTCATCAAGCCCGTGGTGAAGATCACCGCAAAGAGCGGTAAGAACGAAATGCTGGTTCCTTCCGTTGACAAGCTGTTCGTTCTTTCTGAGCAGGAGGTCTTCGGTCGCAAGATTTATTCCTGCGGCGGTGAGGGTAAGTGGTACGAGTGGTACAAGCGAGAGAACACGCCCTACGGCAAGTGCAAGCAGAATGGTGAGAGGGATTGGAGATGGGAGCGTTCTCCTTGTTCCGGCGACACCAACTACTTCTGTCGTGTGGGCGCCGACGGCAACGCCAGCGGTTACAACGCCAGCTACTCCGATGGCGTGTCCTTCGGCTTCTGCATTTGATCGGGTATCTCGTAAATCCCGCCCCGTCAGGGGCGGTGAAAGGAGTGAAAACATGAATGTCAATCGCAAGGTTGGCACTGGCTTTGAAAGAGACTTATGCCTGAGCCTGTCGGGTTGTGGCTTTTGGGCGCACAACCTCGCTCAGAATAGTCAAGGTCAGCCGTTCGATGTAATTGCGGCTCGAAACGGTGTCAGCTATCCCATTGACTGTAAGGATTGTTCCAAGAACATTTTTAAGATGGAGCGTATCGAAGAAAACCAGTTTTCCGCCATGTCTCTTTGGGAAGAAACGGGAAACGGAGAGGGGTGGTTCGCTCTCCGAATGATGAACGGAGCTGTGTACTTTCTGTCCTTCACGGTGATACGCAATCTGTTCTTAATGAAGACCGTTCTCTCTGCGTCTGAAATCAGACAGTTCGGTATCACACTCGGAGAGTGGGTGTCCCAATGCAAGTAACTGTTGGCAATCAGCTCCGAATTGAAAATCCGTCTGAGCAGTTGCTTACATGGTGCAAGAAGCAGCTTATTCTTCCCAATCCTGAGTACGCCAAGAAAGTTCGTATGCACTTTTGGGTCGGCAACACCCCTGAGAAGTTGTACCTGTTCCAATGGGACGGTGACACGCTGGTTCTCCCCTATGGTTGTCTGAATGATGTGTTGGCGATGGATGATTGTCACATGAAGGTCAATCTTCCCACACCGACCGAGGTGGACTTCGGTTGCACCATTCCGCTCTATGACTACCAAGTGGAAGCCAAGGAAGCCCTGATAACTGCCTACTACGGTATTCTTCAAGCCCCTGCGGGGTGCGGTAAGACACAGATCGGAATTGCTGTTGCGGCAGATACAGGTCGAAGGACACTCTGGCTGACCCATACACGGGATTTGCTCGTACAGAGCAAAAGCCGAGCAGAGCAGTACATGAGTCCTTCTCTGACTGGCACGATCACCGAAGGTAGGGTTCAAATCGGTAAAGCAATCACTTTCGCAACGGTACAGACCATGTGCAACCTCGATCTGAGCCAGTACCGTGATGTTTGGGATTGTATCATTGTGGACGAGTGCCACCGTGTAGCCGGAACCCCAACCGCTATGACGCAGTTCTCAAAGGTGCTGAACGCTCTGGCAGCTCGGCATAAGTACGGCCTATCCGCTACGGTTCATCGAGCAGACGGTATGATTGCCGCCACCTACGCCTTGCTGGGCGGGATTGCCTATCAGGTGCCGGAGGAAGCGGTGAAAGACAAGATCATGACCGTCAGCGTTCTACCCCGTGCCACACATCAAGGACTCAGCCGTGAGTTTTTGGACACGGACGGTACGATCATCTATGCCAAGTTGGTCAATTTCCTCGCTGACCGTTATCCCCGAAATAACTTGATTGTCGCTGACCTCGTGGCAAATCGAGATCACTACAATCTCATTCTCTCTGATCGGCTGACGCACTTGGAAACCCTGATGAACCGTCTTCCGCTCGACCTGAGAAAACAGGCGGTCATGATTGATGGGAAGATGACCACGAAGAAAGCCAAGGCTCTCCGAGAGCAGGCCATTGAGGAAATGCGGCAGGGGCGTAAGCGGTATCTGTTCGCCACTTACTCTCTGGCAAAAGAGGGGCTGGATATTCCTCGGCTCGACCGCTTGTACCTGACTACGCCGCAAAAGGACTACGCTGTAATAACTCAGAGCATTGGTCGTATCGCTCGTATCTTCGAGGGAAAGGGTGAGCCTATTGCCTACGATTATGTGGACGATGGTATCCAGTACCTCGTGCGAAGCTACAAAAAGCGGTGTACCACCTACCGGAAAGCGGGGTGCAAGTTCATTGACGGAGAGAACTGATATAAAGGTTCTCGTTGCCTGCGAGGAAAGTCAAGCTGTCTGTATTGCGTTTCGGCGTTTGGGGTATGAAGCCTACTCCTGTGACATTCAGGAGTGTTCAGGTGGACACCCGGAATGGCACATTAAAGTGGACGCTCTACTGTTACTCGGACGGTATCTGGTTTTCAAAACCGAAGACGGAAAAGCTCATTATGTTGAGCGGTGGGATTTGATAATTGCTCACCCGTCTTGCACTTTCATGAGTAATGCGGGAGCGTGTCGAATGTATCCCCGTAAGGGTCAAATTGATAAAGCTCGATTCCAAAAGGCGATGGAAGCCAAAGCGTTTTTCCTTCGATTTCTAAATGCTGACTGTGATCGAGTGGCTATTGAGAACCCCCGCCCTCTCAAAATCGTTGAATTGCCAAAAAAAGATCAGCGAATACAGCCATATCAATTTGGCGACCCGTGGAGTAAACTCACCTATCTTTGGCTGAAAAATCTTCCGCCGTTGGTTTACACCAATGTTCTTACAGAATGGAAGCCCTTTGTTCCTGCCGGAACAGGCCGCAAGGCGGGGGGGGACAGCTACGGGGCGAGGATACCTCACAATTCCAAAGCCCGTTCAAAAACATTCCCCGGTATTGCGAACGCTATGGCGCAACAATGGGGTGCTGTATTAGGAGGTGATACCGCTGAACCTTGAACCATTCATTTTCGACTGCGAGGTGTTTGCCTACGATTGGCTTTTTGTCTTCAAAAACAAGGTCACGGGGGAATACACCGAGATTTGGAATGACAATGAAGCGGTCGAACAGTTTATGACCCAAGAACCCCTGTTGGCAGGGTTCAACAATAAGCACTATGACCAATTCATTCTGAAAGCGGTTCTCTCTGGCTTTACGCCGGAGGAAATCAAGGCAGTCAACGATTTTATCATCGTTGGTGGTCACGAGGGCTGGGAGTACGCCCCTCTCCGTGACTGCGGGATTTTCTTCGACCAATACGATCTGATGGACGATTGCCAGATGGGTTTGTCCCTGAAAGCAATCGAAGCGCACCTCGGAATGGACATTCGTGAAACCACCGTTCCGTTCAACATCGACCGCCCTCTGACTGAGGACGAGAAGCGAGAGGTTGAGTTCTACTGCCGCCATGATGTTGACGCAACCGACAGGCTGGACGATCTTCGTCAAGGCTACCTGTCCAGTAAGCTCACGCTGGGTCGTGAAAAGGGGCTGTATCCTGCAAAAGCCCTCTACATGACCAACGCCAAGCTGACCGCAGCTTACCTTGACGCAGAGCAGAAACCGCACTATGACGAGCGGAAATATCAGTATCCGCCGAAGCTGCTTCGCCAGTACATTCCGCAGGAAGTGTTCGACTTCTTCGAACGGTTGAAGGATAAGAGTATTCCTGACGAAGTAGTGTTCAAGGAAAAGCTCGATCTGATGGTAGGCGGTTGTCCTTGCACCATCGCCTACGGCGGTATTCACGGGGCTATCCCGTGTTACCGAGAGGAAGCCACGGAAACCCGCTCTATTCGCAACAAAGATGTTGCAAGCTACTACCCACACCAGATGACCTTGAACGGTTATTGTAGCCGAAATATTCCCTCCCCCGATGTGTATGCCGCCACCATTGAGCGGCGTGTTAAGGCAAAGAGGGCTGGTGATAAGGCTACGGCGAACGCTTTGAAGCTGGTACTGAACACCACCTACGGCGCTATGCTGAACCGCTACAACGACCTGTATGACCCGCTCATGGGGCGCTCGGTCTGTATCTCAGGCCAGTTGCAGTTGCTCGAAATGGCGGAACATCTTGTTCAGGACTGCCCCACCTTGAAGATCATTCAGCTCAACACCGATGGTATCATGGTCAGCCTTGATGACTGCGATGTGCCGATGTATCAAGAGATCACGCAGGAGTGGCAGGACAGAACCGGCTTCGAGTTGGAGGAAGACCTTATCAAGATGATCTGTCAGAAAGATGTGAACAATTATGTCGAGGTTCCTTTCGAGGGCGACCCCAAAATCAAGGGTGGTGTTCTCGTTCGTGGGATTGCCCCGGCAGGAGCGTTCAACATCAACAACAACGCTTGTGTGGTCGCCAAGGCGGTCAAGGATTATCTGGCCTACGGTATCCCGGTCGAAGATACCATCATGAGCTGCGACCGCCTGCTGGACTTCCAGTTGGTCGCCAAGGCCGGGAGCAAGTATGGTGACGCTCTCCATGAGGTAGACGGTCAGATGGAGGTCGTACAGAAGGTCAACCGGGTATATGCCACGGAAGACCATCGGTGCGGAACCCTCTACAAAATCCACCTTGGCACTGGCAATCCCGTCAAGATTGCTGGACTCCCCGCAAAATGTGTCGTAGACAACGACAATCACCTGACGATTGATGTGGTTGACCGTGACTGGTATATCCGGCTGGCACGGCGTTATGTTCGAGATTTTCTCGGAGAGAAGCCACCCAAGCGAAATACCCGCAGAGTCAATTCCATCAAGAAAAAATTATTAGAAATGTTGGAGGTATAAATATGGCTACTACCAAGAAAGCCGCTGAGACTGCGGCGGCGGATTATTCCACCATGAATGTGTTCAAGAAGTTGCAGCTTGCCCGTGTGCGCTTCCTTGAAGCTGGCGTGGATAAGAGCGGCAAGCACATGAAGCTCGAATATAAGTATTTCGAGCTGGCGGACATTGTTCCCAAGGCCGAGCAGATTTTCCTTGAAATCGGTCTGATGATGGTTCCGTCCATGTACGGAGACAAGGCGACCGCTCGTGTCTACAATGTCGATGACCGTGAGGACTTCATTGACTTTGTTGCACCGTACACCCCCATCGCCCCCATCGTGTCCAACGCTGGCAATCAGGTCACAAACGAAATGCAGGCGACCGGCAGCTCCATCACCTACATTCGCCGCTACCTGTGGCAGCTCGTTTTGGACATTGTGGAGCATGACAGTATCGACAGCGGCGAGTTTGACACAACTCCCGCACCCGCTCCTACCGTCACGAAGAAGCCCCCTGTGACCACTGAACAGCGTCAGGAAATCAAGAAGGAACTGACCGGCGCTCCTGCTGGTGCGGCTACCGTGGAACAGGTCAGTACGCTGAAAAGCCTGCTGAAAAAGCTCATGGATATTGACGCAGAGCAGGAACAGTTCGTGCAGACCATCGCCATGAAGACCGAGGGTTTTTCCAAGATCGAAGCCGACAAGTGTGACGCTCTGATCGAGGGCGTGAACAATATGCTGGCTGGCTACGAAATGAAGGCGGCGAAGGAGGGCTAAGGCATGATTGAAATTGATTGCCGTAAGTGCGTCAATGCAGACTTGGAAGCGGATTGCTGTAAGCTCTACGGTAACAATCCTGATACTGCCGTTCGGGAATGTGCCGCTGATGAATTTGTGAATTATAAGGAGGTAGACAAAAATGGAATGGCTTGACGGTAACAAAATCCAGATTATCCCTCCCAAGCGTCCGAAGAAGCTGACTGGTACTCGCTTCGCCACTATCCTCGGTCTGAACCCGTGGTCTACACCGTTCGAGATTTGGTGTGAAGTGACCCGCACCTATCAGAAGCCGTTCGAGGATACGATCTACACCATCGCTGGTAAGACCATCGAGCCTAAGCAGGCCGAGTACATGAAGCAGACCTACTTCATGAGCAATCTGGTCACACCGACCGACATTTGGGGCAAAGACTACTTCCGTCAGACCTACGGCGACTTCTTCAAGGAAAGCCCCGTTCTCGGCGGTATGTGGGACTACTTGCTCTATAGCAAAGATGGTAAGCCCACCACCGTCCTCGAAATGAAGACTTCCAAGCGTGTCGAGGACTGGAAAGACGATATTCCTGAGTATTACGCTTTGCAGGCGGCGTTGTACGCTTACCTTCTCGGCGTGGACGAGGTTATCATGGTCGCTTCCTTCCTTGAACCCAAGGACTACGATGACCCTGAGAAGTTCGTGTGCAGCGGTGAGAACACCATTACCCGTCCCTTCAAGGTGTCCGAGCGGTATCCTGACTTCGAGAAGAAGTATGTGAAGCCTGCCCTGAAATGGTGGAAGGACTATGTGGAGAGCGGCATTTCTCCCGCCTTTGACGAGCGCAAGGATGCTGAAATCCTGAAAGCCCTCCGCACCAACAACCTGTCTCCTGAAACGGACATGGCGGCGCTGGTCAAGGAAGCCGAAGACCTGAAAGCCAAGCTGGACGCTCACGCCGCTGAGGTGGCTGAGGACGAGAAGCGGTACAAGGTCTTGACCGACATGATTAAGAAAGCCGCAATCGCTCAGTTCCGTGACGGTGACAAGAAGGTGTCTATCGCTGGTTCTGCCTATAATTGGGAAGTCAGCCGTACTTCCACCACGAAGATCGACAAGGACGCTATGAAAGCGGACGGTATTCTGGCGAAGTATACGACCACCGAGGACAGCTACCGCATTTCCCCGAAAGCCTTGAAAGAAGGTGCGTGAAGTGGCACAGAGTATGCAGAGATTGAGCAAAGATGATTTGCTCAAACTTCTCGACCAGTATGCCGATGACGATTTTGTTGGGGTTTTGTTCACAGCAGCTCGTGATATTCACTCCGACCAGTCCACCATCTTCGTATTCTATGACAAAGTAACGGAGGTTTAATTATGAAATTTTCCAAGTTCGTGAAGTCCCTCGCCCCTGATGGCGGCGCTATCTACGAGTACATGGACGAACGCTGGCTTGCTTCCCCGTCCGTACTTATGCTCATTCCTGATGGTATCCGCAGCGTGACCGGGTACAGCAACGAGAAAATGCCTGATGGCATTGGTCGCCTGATTTCTCAGGTTGGTTGCACCGAGTACGCCACGTTGGTCAAGGCGGTAATGCCTGAGCCGGACGGCGCAATCAAGGATTGTGTCCGTATCTTCGCCACGCAGGACAGCACCATGACCCTTCCCATCACCAACGATGATTGGTCGCTGATCGAGAAGTCTGATTTCTGCGAAATCTTGTACGCTTACGATCTGGAAAGCGACAAGAGCGTACCGAAAGCCCTGCTGGTCAAGCAGTACGCTAAGTACCCCGATGACGAAGACCGGTTGGTTGGTATCATCTTCCCCTGCGAGTACACAGAACAGCTCAATTTCTACACCGTGAAGGAGGACAAAAACAATGGCTAAAATCGGACTCACCGAGGGTTTCACCCTCATTCCCGAAGGTACTCATGTCTTTCAGATTACCGATGTGAAGTACAAGGAAGACTTCGGCAAGCTGGAAATCTATATGCAGACGCAGAACGGCAGTAAGCACATCGAGCGCTTCTCTCTGCTGAAATCCGATGGCTCTCCCAACGAGGGTGCATACAACGCTTTCAGCTACTTCGCCAAGACTGCCCTCGGTAACTTCGACCTGACCGAGATCGACCACACCGACCTGATTGGTCACTTCATTGAGTGCGATGTGGAACATGATGTTCAGGAGAACAAGAAGAAGCCCGGACAGAGCATTACCTTCGTCCGTCTGGCCGATAAGCGCCCCTCTGAGGGCTGGGGTGGCGCTGGCAATACGGTTATTACTACCTCTGCTGTTAAAACCGCTTCTGCGGCTTCTCAGGCCGCTCCTAAGACACCGATGGATTTGGCAGCTCTCCTTGGCTGATACCGGGTGCGAGGGAGGGCTAATTTGAAAGGCTCTCCCTCGCCAATGGTATGTTGAAAACTATGTTGAAAGTGAGGATAAGCTACAATGGCAGAAGCCTATATTTGTTCGCTCTCCAAGGTTCAGCGCCACGCTGAAATCTGTAAAGAGATCAACGATCTCTATGAGCGCAAGAACCATGACTACGGTGACAGCTTTCACCAGACCTTCGTTGAAGAAGGAATGGCGATGGCTCGTATTCGGTTGGGTGATAAGTTCAGCCGCTTCAAAACTCTCTCCCGTGGCGGTGAGCAGAAGGTCAATGACGAGTCTATCCGAGACACCCTGATTGACCTCGCTAACTACGCCATTATGACGGTGGTGGAAATGGAGGTCGCTGATGATGACACTGAATGATTATCAGAAAGCCGCCGAGCGTACTTCCGGCGACCTGACTTCATGGGATAAGGTTCGCAACGGCTGTTACGGTTTGAACGGCGAAGCCGGAGAGTGCATTGACATTCTGAAAAAGACCGAGTTTCAGGGTCATGCTTTCGACCCGATGAAGATGGTTGACGAGCTGGGCGATGTTCTCTGGTATGTCGCACAGTTGGCGACCGGCTTGGGTGTGACCCTTGAATATGTGGCACAGCACAATGTCGATAAGCTGCTGGCTCGTTATCCTGACGGGTTCGACAGCGAAAAAAGTATTCACAGAAAGGAGTACGAAAATGTCTGACTGCTTCTCCAAGTCCGAAGTGACCGATTTTCTGAACTTCATGAAGCTGCCTGACGGAACCTCTGTTGTTTCCGATAACATGATGGAGTACCTGACGGCTTACGGCTTCTTTACCGCCCCTGCTTCTACCAAGTACCACGGCAATTACGAGGGCGGTCTTCTGGAACACTCCTACATGGTCACGAAGTTCCTCCTGACGCTGACTCAGGATAATCACCTGATCTGGCGCAAGGCTCGTTCTCCCTTCATCGTGGGTATGTTCCATGACCTGTGTAAGATCGACCAGTACCGCCACCCGGTAGCAGGCCACATTGAAGAATTTAATGGTGGACGTACACCAATCTATAACGAACGGGCGTGGGAATATAACTCCGACACCCTTCTGAAAGGCCACGGTGATAAGTCCGTCATGCTTCTCTCTCAGTTCTACACACTGACCGATGAAGAAATCATGTGTATCCGCTACCACATGGGCGCTTTCACCGACAAGTCCGAGTGGAATGACTACACCAGAGCAGTCAGCCAGTACCCGAATGTGTTGTGGACACACCAAGCCGATATGCTGGCAAGCCATGTTGCGGGGGTGTAAGACATGAAAATCATTGAACCTTCTGTGGAGCTTATCAACGCTCCCGAATATAAGACCCTTCTGACCACCATCGAAGCCGCAGGGCGCACTTGCTACAAGTCCGAGGACAAGATCACGGACGGAAGCGCAGAGAAGTTCGTCCGGGGCATTATCAAGCGTGGTCACGAAGCCGTCATTGAGCATGGCTCTCTTACCGTTCGCTTCATCTGCGACCGGGGTGTGAGCCATGAGATTGTCCGTCACCGTCTGGCGGCGTTCTGTCAGGAGTCCACTCGGTACTGCAACTACGGTAAGGAGGGCTTCGGTGGCGAGATCACCGTCATTCGTCCCTCGACCTTCACCAAGACCGACTCAACCTACCACATCTGGAAGCGGTCGTGTGAACAGGCTGAGGTCGCCTACTTCGATCTGCTGAATGAAGGTTGTACCCCGCAGGAAGCCCGATCTGTCCTTCCGAACAGTCTTAAAACCGAGGTGGTCATGACCGCCGACCTCAGAGAATGGCGGCATTTCTGCCGTATGCGTTGCCCCGTAGCGGCTCACCCTGATATGCGGGTCGTTGCCAATATGCTCCTGACCCTGCTGAAACAGACCTATCCCGTCTTCTTCGAGGACATTGAGGTATGAGGATTAAGAAAGCTGGCGGCAAGGTGTTCGGTGCGGTCTTAACTGCCGCCGAGAAGAAAGCGATGGACATGGAAATCAATCGTCAGATCGTGGAAGCCGACAGGCGCTACGCCGATGACATTGACGCTATGGTGCTTTACACCCTCCATGTTCACCTTGGTTTCGGCAAGAAGCGCCTGCGGAAGTTCTATGACGCTTTCTCCGCCGAGCATGACCGCCTTATCCGGTATTATCAAATGCCGGACGATTACACATGGCTCTGCAAAGAAATGTTGAAGCGTATCGGCGTTGATGTTGAAGCATGGAACAAAGAAAGGAAAGAACCCGATGAAACTGAAAAGCATTGACGGCAAAGTGCCGTATATCATGGCTGCTGGAAAGGGCTTCGTAAAAGATGAAATGTCGCTGGCGGCGGCAGAGCAGATTTGTTCCCGTGGAACACAGACCGCCAGCAAGCTCTTTCCCGATTTCCCCATCTGCGTAGATGGCAAGTTCTATTTTGCTGGAACCTCGACAAAGCCCAAGTCCAGCAAGTCTAAGACCCCTTGCGAGGGCTGAGATTTTCAATCTTCCTGTGGTTCGTCACCATTGTCGCAGTCCTTTGTCTGAAATTACCCACGGTTGAGGTCGAAAAACCTTCTCCCGTTGTCGAGGTGGTAGAGGTAGTCACCCCGGAGCCAGAGCCGGAGGTGGCACCTCAGCCGTGGACAGACGAGGAAGTGATTGTACTGGCGAAAATGCTATGGGGAGAAGCCAGAGGGGTCAGCTCTGACGCTGAGAAAGCTGCTTGTGTGTGGTGTGCGCTCAACCGTGTCGATCACGGCTACGGCGACATTATAACGGTCGTGACTACACCCAAACAATTTGTAGGGTACAACGAGGAAAACCCGGTCGATGATGGTTTGATTACTCTCTGTATAGATGTACTGACCCGCTGGTACGCAGAGAGAGAAGGTCAGGTTGAGGTCGGTCGTGTCCTCCCTGCGGATTACCTGTGGTTCTCTGGCGATGGCGAGAGAAACCACTTCCGCAACGCCTACCGTGGCGGCGATAGATGGGACTGGTCTTTACAGAGTCCGTATGAAAGCTGAGGTAAGCCTATGAGCTATTTGAATATACCCGCCGAACTCCGAGCGGAAAAGGCATGGGTCAATGTGTGGGACGGGTCAAAGGTTCCCATGCAGGCCACCGTGAGAAAGGCGGCTTCTTCCTCTAATCCTGATACATGGTCGAATTACATTGACGCTGAACACAATGTCCAGCACGGCTACTATGACGGTCTTGGCTATGTGTTTCACGATACAGGGGTTGTAGGTATCGACATTGACGATGGCTTTACTGATGGGCTTCTAAACCCGCTGGCGGCTGACATTATCGGTCATTGTCAGTCCTACACGGAAAAGTCCAGAAGCGGGAGAGGGGTTCATATTCTCGTTCGTGGTGAGCTGCCCTTCAAGGGCAAGAACAACCGTGCCGCCGTAGAAATTTACAAGAGCAATCGGTACTTCATCATGACCGGCGAGGTTTTGATCTTTTCCGAGATCATTGAAAACCAGTCAGCGATTGACTATGTGATCGAGAAGTATTTTCCCGACACGCCGAAGGAAAGTAGCTCAGGTACGGTCGCCCCTCAGCGTATCTATTCTCCCATCTATCGCCGCCCTGAAAACGGCAAGCTGCATTTGAAGCCTGAATACCCGCCTATCACACTGGGAAGCCGGAACCTCAGCCTGACTTCTCTGGCGGGTCAGCTCCATAACCAAGGATACACCAAAGCAGAGATTTACAAAGAGCTGTTATACGCCAATCAACAGGCTTGCAAGCCGCCGCTCCCTCAGTCCGAGGTCGAGTTGATTGTTAACAGCGTGACCAGATACAGGAGGTAATTATGAAACCTTATCAGCGTGGCGATGTTGTTGTCATTGATGTTCCCATGCTTGCCAACAGTCATATTCAGGCCGGTAAGCGTCCGTGGGTGATTGTGCAAAACAATGTCGGCAATCAGTTTTCTTCCACCAGCATTGTCGTTCCCCTGACCACTAAAATCAAGCGACTGGAAATGCCGACCCATGTGGCGGTCACTTGGGGTTCTTTACAGCCGAGCATGGTTGAATGTGAACAGGTGCGTGTCGTAGATGTGTCCGATGACTGGGAGTACATCTGCACTCTGCCGCCTGAGATCATGCGTCATGTGGACACCGCTTTGAAGAACGCTTTCTTCTATGGGAGGGGGGAGGTGTAAATAATGACAAAACTCGAATATGACAGTTTGCAGATGGCGTTATCTGCCCTACTTGATAAAGAGCGGATATATCGCAAGCGTATAAGCGGTAGTGAACAAGACGGTTATAAGATGGGTGTCCGAGCTTGTAAAAGCGCACTTTCCAACTTTAACCCAAACAGAAAAGACAAGAGGGGTGAAATCAATGAGTGATGAAGTTATGACAGCTCCCGAAGAACAGGCTCTTTTCCAGCTCTCTAACGGTCGTTACATCATGGACGAAGCTCAGTCCAGAGTGATGTTTCAGATTAAGGAAGCACAGCCTGAGCATAGCCACCCGATCAGCGGTACGGGGTATTCGTGGGACGAGTCCGGCATGGCGGAGCTGTTTTCCGAGTGCTACAAGAATGATACCCGCTACTGCCCCGAAGCGAAAAGCTGGTTCACCTACTCCGAGGGGGCATGGCGTAAGGATACAGGTTCTCTTCTGGTAGCGGAGAAAATCAAAGAGTTCTGCCGCCTGATGGCTCTCTACTGCGGCGAGATTGCCAATGAAGAACGCCGCACCGAGTACATGAAGTTCATCGTGAAGATGGGCGACCGGCGCTTCCGTGACCGGCTGATGAAGGACGCTGCCAGTGTGCTTCCTATCGCTTCGGCGGAGTTTGACGCAAACCCCTACCTTATCAACTGCAAGAACGGCACTTTCGACCTCGAAAAAATGGAGTTCCGGGAACATAACTGGAAAGACTTCCTGACTATGCAGACCAACTTCAACTATACCTTGCAGGACGCACGGTGTCGCCGCTGGGAGAAGTTTGTTGCGGAAGTCACTTGTAATGACGAAGACAAGGCTGATTATCTTCAAAAGGCGCTGGGGTACTCCATGCTGGGTATGGCGAACGAGGAATGTATGTTCATTCTCCACGGCAAGACCACTCGCAACGGTAAGTCCACCATGCTCTCGGCAATTCACCACCTTCTCGGTGACTATGCGTCCGTGTCCCCCGTGTCGATCATCTGCAAGGCGGAGCGCTCGAAGAACGCCGAAGCAGCGAACCCCATGCTGGCTTCCCTGAAAGGCAAGCGGTTCGTCACGATGGCAGAGAGCAACCAGTATGGCAAGCTGGACGAAGAAACGATCAAGCAACTCACAGGCGGCGAGGAAATCAAGGCTCGGAACCTCTATGAGACTGCCACGACCTTCCTGCCGCAGTTCACCCTTTGGCTTTCCTGTAACGATCTTCCCACCGTCAGCGATAAGTCCCTGTTCGCTTCCGACCGTGTACGGGTCATTGAGTTTAACCGCCACTTCACCGAAGCGGAGCAGGACAAGAACCTGAAAAATGAGTTCCAGACACAGGAAGCTATGCAGGGCATTTTCGCTTGGCTGGTCGCCGGATACTTCAAGTACAAGCGGTTCGGTCTGAAAATGTCCCCCGCCATGCGGAAGGTAGTCAACCAGTACGAGCGTGACAACGATCTGTGCTTGCAGTTCCTCGAAGAACGCTGTGAGCAAGCTGAGGGGGTCAACACCCGCTCGAAGTCTCTGTTTGACGCATACAAGATTTGGTGCAAGTCCAACGGGTACTTTGCCTGTTCTGCCAAGCGGTTCAATGCCGACATGGAAACGCACCCTGAGTGGCACGGCGGCAAGGTCGTGTATCAGGGCTACCCCGTCTACAAGAACCTCAGACTGAAAGGAGCGTCCTAATGAACCGTTCATGCAATTCTATCCTCTGCCGCTTCGGTATCCACACAGCAGACCCGTATGTTCATATTCAGGTCAAGTGTCGTAATGGTTCTCACCGCTGGCAGAGCAATTATGAAATCTGTAAGCGGTGCGGCAAACGCCTGAGAAAAATCCGCATTGTAAAGGAGCGTCCGTGATGAAAATTACTCTTGATATTCCCGATGGCATTATTGCGGGGTTCTTCAATGGTGTAGAGGTCACGGCTCACGGTATGCAGTTGGTGTCCTATCAACTCAGCACTGACGATCTGAAAGATGGTAACACCGTAAAACTCCCTCGTGAACAGGAGGTGACAGTATGATTGCCACCAATGAAGAACTCGCCCTGCTGGAAAAGTGGAAGCGAAAACTCTGCTTGCAGGAGTGGCGGATAAAGCTGTTGACCCACCTTCACCCGGAAGAAATGATGGTGCGTAATACCGCAGGCTGTACCGAGTGGTCAGAAGCAATTAAGACCGCTCGTATTGAGATCATTAACCCTGCCTGCTACGGCGACCGCATTGTGCCGTTCGATTTTGAAAAGACGCTGGTACATGAGCTGCTACACCTGAAATTCTCCTTCTGGTGTCAGAACGAAGATGATGTTGGCGATAGAGTCATGCACCAGATGATTGACGATCTCGCAAGAGCTTTGACGGAAGGGGACAGCGATGATGAAGCCTGAATACTGCCCCGATTATGTGGGCGTTGCCTGCGTTGATGGCACTTGCCCTGTTGCCAACTGTGAAGAATACGCTGAGCGGTGTATGCCTGTCATTTCCAGTTGCCGGAACTGCTTCTATTATAAGGGCTGTGAAGACTGTGCAATCTCTGATGATTGCGACCGAATGGAGGATAAACATGAGTAAAAAGTGTGTATGTGGCAATGAAATGACTCGTGAAGACTGGAAGCACGAGTGGGTCTGTCATCGTTGTGGACGAAAGCGGCCTATCCCACTACCCCCGATGTTCACCGTCTTCATGTGCCGTAAATGTGAACACCTTCTGTATGTCGAGGAAGACGAGGACTTTCCTCAGAAGCTCGGAAAAATCGCCGCAAAATCCTGTCCCTGTTGCGGCGAACAGGAAGAAGGTCTATGGAGACTTCTCGGCAGGGCAGAAGGGTTCGAGGGAACCGTGTTCACGGAGGAAAGCGATGAAGACTGAGAAAAAGAACCTTCGCCGTATTTCCATCGTAGTCACGGCACAGACCAAGGGCAACCTTGAACGACTGGCGGCGGTCTGTGGCTACTCGGAGATCGGTCGAGTGGTTGACAAGCTTACCCGTGAGAAGATGATTTCCCTCCATGACTTTGAAAGAAAGACTAACTATTAAAAGTCAAGCCTGAAATGAATGGATTAGCAAAAAATTTTAGACGGTTCAAAAAGAGTA